CTAGGGTGTGGACGTTATGTGGACGTTCTGTCCACCGCTTTCACCCTTTAACGGGTTGAGCAAAATCGCATCCTGCAGGTACTGCGGAGCGAAGTGCGCATAGACCATTGTCTGTGCAATTTTCGTGTGACCCAGAATCCGCTGTAGTGTAATGATGTTGCCTCCGTTAATCATAAAGTGCGTTGCAAAAGAGTGTCGCAGCGCGTGCGTTGCTTGCCCGGCGGGTAAGTCAGGTTTAACCGCTTTGAGGATTTTCCTGAATACTTTATAGCTAGCATCAGGGAACAGAAATCCTCGCGTATTACCGACAATGTAAGCCGTGACTTCTTCGGAGATCGGAACCGTGCGCGGTGTGTTGGTTTTCGTCTTCACGAAAGTCACCCGATTATGAATCACGTTCTCCGCTTTCAGTCGCGCTGCTTCGCCCCATCTCGCACCGGTGCTCAAGCACAAAACCGCGATCTTGCGATTTCCACCCGATAGCGCCGCCAGAAGTGCGTCAATCTCATCAAGAGTGAGATAGCCCGTTTCGGCAGTCTGCTCTTTCAGTTTTTTAAACCCTCTGAACGGATGCTCACCGTTATACAGCTCTGACTCAATCAGGGTGGTGAACATACCGCCCAGCGTGATGAGGTCCCGGTTTATGGTGGTTGGCTTAATGCCATCACCCCGTCGCTGTGCGCAATACTGCGTTATCAGACTTTTGGTGATCTGAAAGGCACATGGGTTGCCGGTCATCTTTTCAAATCGCTCAATTTTATTGAGATACGATTGGCCGTGTTCCTCATGCTGACCTTTTAGTTTCCACCACAACTCTTTCAGTTCGGACAGATGGCGTTTGTCCGTTGGTTTTGAAAGCCATTCCTTTGAGTGATGGATATTGAGTATGCTTTTCAAAAGCCATCGCCTCGCTTTTCTTGTCGAACTTCCGACGGATGCGTTTTCCGTTACGCCCGGTCGGTCTAATGTCCACTTCATATCGACCATCATCGAGCTTTTTAATAGACATAAAGCCTCCCGATGATGTTACTGCGTACTTCAATTTCCTGATTTAAATAACAAAAACTCACTGTGCATTGACTGCACAAATAAGCGCCGTAAATGGTTAGCCAGTTTTCTGGTCTGAGTGGGGTGACATTGTTGTCTGCTGCCCAAAGTGCGCGAGAGCCGGTGCAATTTGCCCAGCTTCAGGTGATATCGTCTCTGTCATGAACCACATAGTGTATTTTTTGAACTGAGGATGATTCAAAATCTTCATCACCGCCTGTATGCCCATATCTTTTACACCCTTCTCGTAACTCGAAAGAGAGCTATAGGGAACGCCAGTTAACTCACTGAATTCTTTTCTATTCATGCGTTCCGACTCGCGCATGATGGCAAGCTTCTCGTTGACGGGTATCATCGTAATTAACACTCCACTATTGATAGAAAAACGATAACGGAGTAATATTTGTTTCGTTATCGCATATTAATGGCTCCAATATGGCAATTAAAAGCCATTAGGAGCAATTAAAACACTAACGAGGAATAGTCACAAATGAATAGGGTTATTGAGAGTGCGAGCGACGCCGTCCCTTATCAGGAATTCGCGCGTCTTATTGGCAAAACTCCTGCAGCTGTCAAAGGGATGATTGAGAAGGGCAAGCTGCCTGTGGTTGAAATGACCGATCCGCAGTCTACAAGCGGGAGAGCTGGGGAATATTGGGTATACCTGCCTGCCTGGAACAAAGGCATGAAAATGGCCTATGACAGCCGCCCGAAAGAAATTCGCGACGGTTGGCTGATGTGGCTCGGATTAGGAGAGTCAGCATGAAGAATGAACCACGTTGCATTGCTCAATTGCTACGTAGAGAAAGCCCTAACCAGATTAACTTCACCATCACTCATGGTCGCGGCCGCAAGGGCATCATCATCCGCACCCGTAAACCAAGTGTTATTGAGAAGCTTCGCCGCCTTGTTAAATCAAGAGGGCTGTGGTTATGACCGTTATGACTCTTAATGTGATCCAGAAACAACCGGCTGCACTTCGTGGCTTGGTCTGTAAGTACCTGGCTCAACCTCGCTGGCAAGACACCTGCGATTTTTACAATCAGATGATGGAGCGGGAACGACTGACCGTATGTTTTCACGCTCAGTTAAAGCAGCGTCACTCAGTCATGCGGTTAGAGGAAATGGATGAAGCAGATCGCGAGCGTCTCGTCTGTGCGCTTGATGAATTGAGATTTGCCTTCAGTCGGTTTCGTCAGCATGGCGCAACTAAGGCGACCTTCATAAGCCGCCTAACAGTAAGCCAAAGGCGATCGCTATTTCTTCATGCCGGGCTTACAGAGCAGGAATTCAGTATGCGGCACTGGCGTTTAAATGATGAAGACTGCTACTGGCGGGACAAACTTTTCCGCGCGCTGCGAGAACTATTTAGCCTTTTTGAGTACGCGCCAACCATCTTAACCTCGGTAAAACCTGAGCAGTATTTACATTAATTAATCTGGATTCGTTCTATTACGCGCCTTACAGCGTGGGGACTCCTTTTGTCTGGAGGTAGGCAAATGCAAAAACAAAATACAGCGCAGCGGGGCATGTTTTCAGCACTTCTGGCGCAGGCCATAAGTGAAGCTCAGCGCGATACGGCAACTCGGATTTCGTCACACTTTGATGGGCTTATCGCTCATATCAGTAAATCTGAGCTAAACCGCACCGAGATTATCGAGCTTCTGGGGCAAGAGTCCGAGAAGTTGCACAACTCAATTTCAGGTTGAGTTGGCTATTAACTTTTAACAGGAAGCAAAAATGAGCATCCGTATCGAGATAAATCAGCAGTACGTCATTACCAGCGACCGCTATCAGTTTATTTTGCAGGAAAAGAAAACCGCCACCTCCGGGAAGAACGAAGGCAAGGAATGGCTGGATGTTGTGGGTTACTACCCAACTATTCCTAAGCTCGTCTCAGGTCTTGCCTTGCATGACCTTTTAACGGGAGACGCAACTCGTTTCTCAGCGCTTGAAAATCAGATTGAGCGCATAGCGAAGCAATGTCTGGGTGCCTTCACTTCAAATGGCCGTTGAACCTCGGGGGCGTATTGCCCCCTCGCCACCGCCTCCGTTCTCGAAACACACCGATGAGACATTCGTCGGTACTTATCCCTGGAATGCTCCACGCTCTGCAATTGGCCGTGACAGACCCCTTACACGTGGCGAATTCCGTCAGGTGCAAGGCGTTTTAAACAAAGTTAATCGCCTGCCATACGTCTTAAAAACGTTGTTTAACTCGCGGTATGACTTTATCCGTCGTACTAAAAGCCCTCTTCATGGCTTCTATTTTCTTAAGAACACCGTGGAGCAAAGGGTGGGGCCGCGTCTCGATCGGGTCAATCAGCTAAACGGAATGAACGAGACGGCATCGCTTCTCTTTCTGAGTGAGCGCGAAAGCTATTCACGATTAGCGGGTATGAGTGACAAGGCGCTAAAAAAGTTTGCCGCCCGTATCGCATCGCAGCTCTATGTCGCTTATGAGGAACTAAGCGACACATGGGCAGATGCTCACGGCGGTAAAGAGACCCTTTTCACCGATGAAGCGCAGTCGCACTTATATGGTCACGTTGCCGGTGCAGCTCGCGCATTCAACATCACTCCGATGTTCTGGAAGAAATACCGCAAAGGGCAAATCACGATCCGCCAGGCATTTTCCGCTATCGCTCGTTTGATTAATGATGAATGGTGGATTAACCAGTTTAAGGCGCAGCGTATGCGCTGGCACGAGGCCTTGCTGATTGCCGCCGGTGAGGTGAACAAAGACCGCTCCCCATACGCCAGCAAAACGGCGATCCGCGACGTTCATTCTCGCCGCCTGGCTAATCTCGAATACCTCAAATCATGCGAACTGGAAAACAAAGTAACCGGCGAACGCATCGATCTCATCAGCAAAGTCATGGGCAGTATTTCAAACCCCGAAATTCGTCGTATGGAACTGATGAACACTATCGCCGGGATTGAGCGCTACGCGGCCGGTCAGGGTGACGTCGGTATGTTTATCACTATCACCACGCCATCGAAGTATCACCCGACACGTCAGGTCGGAAAGGGCGATAAAAAAACGGTGCAACTCAATCATGGATGGAATGAAGCCGCCTTTACGCCTAAGGATGGACAGCGGTATTTGTGCCGTATCTGGAGTCTGATGCGCACAGCTTTTAAAGATAACGATCTGCAGGTCTACGGGATGCGCGTTGTCGAGCCGCATCATGACGGAACGCCGCACTGGCACATGATGCTTTTTTGCAAACCTGAGCAACGCAAACACATCACTGAAATCATGCGCCGTTATGCCTTAAAAGAGGATGGTGATGAAAAGGGCGCTGCAACACAGCGCTTTGAGGCGAAGCACCTCAATCAGGGTGGTGCAGCCGGTTATATCGCAAAATACATTGCGAAGAATATCGATGGGTACGCGCTTGATGGTCAGGTCGATCACGACACCGGAAAGCCTCTCACTGATACTGCCGCAGCTGTAACCGCATGGGCGTCTACGTGGCGTATCCCGCAATTCAAATCTATTGGCCTGCCAACGATGGGCGCATATCGCGAGCTGCGCAAACTGCCTCGCGGCGTAAGCATTGCTGATGAATTCGATGAGCGTGTCGAGGCGGCGAGGGCTGCAGCTGATGAAGGTGAATTTGACCTGTATATCGCAGCGCAGGGTGGGGCGAATGTTCCACGTGATAGCCAGACCGTCCGTGTGGCTCGTAATGTGACTGACGAGGTCAACGCCTACGAAGAGGACATAGAGAGAGTCGTGGGCATCTACGCCCCGCACTTAGGCTCTGAGCTTGTACACGTTACGCGCACAACCGAATGGCGCATCGTTCCAAAGCTTTTGGCCGTTGAGACTTTGACTTTAAAAAGCGGCATTGCCGCGCCTCGGAGTCCTGTCAATAACTGTGGGTTGGGTGGTTTGAACAATGAAACGGAGGTGACGCCTGCTGCCCCGGAGCACACCACAACGGTATTAAATCTGTTGTGTCGTGGTGATTTTAGCAGGAGTGATAATGATATGAAGGTTGGACTCAGCATGTCTTAAAAAAGATCTGTCAAAGATTTAATATACGAAGCAAAGTATAATGTTCAGGATGTTTGCAATTGAGCATTGTTAGAGTGACTCAGTTTTTAATAATAGGTCTAGGTCTAGGTCTAGGTCTAGGTCTAGGTCTAGGTCTAGGTCTAGGTCTAGGTCTAGGTCTAGGTCTAGGTTTTTGTTTTGATAACTACACCCCTTCTGGGGAGTAAAGAAATACTGAATATTATGTTGCAAGGGTTTTTCTGTAGTTATGGTGGGTTATTGAGGGGCGATTGTGATTAAATTATATCTAAAGGGCTCAGTCATTATAAATCTGAGCCATCTTGGAGTGTTAGGTTGCTTCTTTACTTTCTAGGTAATGTTTCATCTATTGATTTCTTTATTAATTCAGAAGATGCTCCACACAACTCCGCTAGTTGCTCAATGCCAAGGTTTTGTTGATTCAATAAAATGTCAATGTTGTTTGGGTTTACATGGATGTAATTTTTCCCATGCAAATTATTTTGTATGGAAGTAACTTCACAAAAGCAAAGATATAATATCTTGATGACCCCGCAAGCGCCTTTAGGATTCAAAAAGAAAAATAAATGAGGTATTTGTTGGTTTATTATTTGTGCGTAGTCTCTAATTTCTTTAATCTCATAAAGCTCTGGATCATGATCATAACCATTAAATGATAAATCAATCTTGCCTTGGAAGCACCTCATTGCCGATTTTGATGAAATAGCGAGATCGAAAAAAGAAAAGAGTTTCGAGATATCTTTTTTTTCTACTTCAGACCTTTCTATAATAATGTGGGTGTCGATTTCTGGTGCGGAAAAAACATCCCCTTGATCAAAAAATGATATTTCACTAATCATTTCTGCTATTAGTGATTCATTATTATTAATATAACCAGCTAATGACAAGTCGGCTGATTTTACGGTTTTCCATCTTTCGTCTCGTAATGTATATAGAACTTCTTTTTCGGTCCCGTTGAAACAAAAGCTTCTATATGACAGGCCAGAATCCTCAAGAATATCAATGTCTCGTTCATCATGCCCCCCCCAAGTTACTGTGAATAATAATTCTTGTAGGTCTCCACTGTAATATGTATCAATGATTTCTTTAAAATCTTTTCTGATACCATTATC